CCGATGGCTTCTGTGGATTATCTGCTCCGTATGGCTGATTTGAGCAATGTTGCCGACGAAAACGGCAAAGTCAAAGACGACGCCCTCACTGAGGCGGTCAAGAAGGTCCTCGAGGATGTTCCCGCGCTCAAGGGTACCCAGCAGAGCGGCGGAAAAGGCTTTGAGAAGATCGGCGGCGACGGCAAGGATGACGATGATCAGGCCGACAATGACGCACTTAGAAGGGCGTTTGGTCTGAAACCGAAAGAATAATCAGAAAGGAAAATTCTATGAATAATATCGAATTGTCAACCGTATACCTCCCCTTGCTCGATGAGAAGTATCAGGTTGAATGTAAGACTTCTATTCTCGACGGTGACGAAACCACCGTTAGAAAGGGCAAGAACGGCGAGATTAAGATCGCAAAGCTCGATATGGACGGGCTGGGCGATTTCAGCCGTAACAGTGGTTACACCCACGGCTCTACCAGCTTTACCTGGGAGACTGTTAAATATGACAGAGAGCGCTCTCAGGATCTGAGGATCGATCGTCTCGATAACGACGAGAGTATCGAGGCACCCTTTGCAAAGCTCGCAGGCGAGTTTATGCGTACCAAGGTTGCTCCCGAAACTGACGCGGCGCGTATTGCTAAGCTCTGCGGTACCACCGGTATCTCTAAGAAGTCCGAAAATCTCACCACCGGCGCACAGGTCGTCTCTGCGCTCAGAACCTGTGCCAACAAGATGGATGAGGATGAGGTTCCTTCTGAGAGCCGCATTCTGTTCATCGTTCCGACTCTGAAAGCGATGATTGACGATCTCGACACTACCAAGTCGAGAAAGGTGATGGAGAAGTTCTCGACCATCATCGAGATCCCTCAGACTCGTATGATCTCTGCGGTAGATCTGAACGACGGTAAGACTGCCTACGGCTTCAAGAAGGGTACTGCAAAGTACGAAAAGACATCCGATAGCGCTCTGGTAGACGGTAAAACTTACTACACCAAGAGCGGCGATACTTACTCCGCTGTAGCGGAGCCCGTGCTGGCTAATATCGGCTCTTATTATGAGATGACCGCGGAGGCTGGCAAGGACGTCAACTTCCTGTGCGTGGAGAGATCCGCCGCCGTTACCGCGATGGATGAGTACATCAAGTACTTCACTCCCGATCAGGATCAGAACGGCGACAGCCATGTCTTCAAGTACCGCAACAACAATCTGTACGGTCATGTCTATGAGAACAAGACCGCAGGTATCTACGCTTCTGTCGCAAATTCGTAAGCGAAACGGAGATGAGTGATCATGCCTGATCTCTATTCCGCTTTGATCGCGAACGATCATGAGCTGCTGAACGATGTCCTCGCTGATACTCAGATCACCTACAGCGAGGACATCCTCCCTGTCGTGAAAGACGTATGCGAGGATATCAACACGCTGACCTTCAACAGAATAACGGATTATGCCGCTTTGACGCGGTTCCAACAGGACACGCTGCTGCGTGTGTGCGCCCGTTTCCTGACCTTCAAGCACGATAACGCCGAGCTGCTCAGTTCAACGCTCAAATCATACGCGATCAACGGCGTATCGATGGGCTTTGACGACGCGGCGGTGCTGCGTGTGGGCGGTGTGATTATACCGCAGGAAGTGTTCGGCTTACTGCGGCAGACAGGACTGACGTGCAGAGTATTATGAGATATGTGAAATTAGTACCCGATTCCGTGTGCAGGATCCCGATCCATGTGAAGCTGCACGGTGAAGGTCTCAGCGAGAAGGGCGAACCCTTCACCGACTTTGAAGCGGATCTGATGTGCAACTATCAGGACGGCGCCAAGACCGTGATGACCGAGCAGAAGAAGCTGGTCGAGATCAGCGCGAAGGCGTATTTCAACGGCGATATCGCGCCCGATATGGCGGTGATCTCCGGCGGTGAGATCAAGGTGTTTGGCGCAAGACGCCATGTCCTGCGCGGCATCAAGGCACGTAACCCCGACGGTACTGTCAACTATACCTGTTTGGAGTTGATCTGATGGCAGGATTTGATGTCAGTTCTACGGTAGAGATCGACATGGGAGCCTTAGAAAAGCTCACGTCATCCACAACGAAGGCGCTGGCGATGACCGGTGCGGCACTGCTGAGCGAGGTCAAGAACGCAGAGGTGTTCCCGTTTGAGACGGGCAACCTTCAAAACGAGAGCACCTTTGTGGACGACAGCAAAGCCGCCTCCGGGCAGGTCGATCTTGTGACCGATACGCCCTATGGCAGAAGGCTGTACTACCATCCGGAGTACAACTTTAACCGTGAGTTTCATGCAAACGCCAGAGGAGAATGGTATGAGCCGTGGCTCCCCGGCGGTCAGCACGATGATTTCGCGGCAGAGACCTTCGCGAAACTGTACAAGAAGGAGAACAACTTATGATCAGTGTGTTTGATGTTTTGACATGGTTGAAACGGGCTCCCGTGTATCACGAGTTGTTTCACCACGGCTTCTGCGGCAAGCTGGATAACAAGCCCGACAAGGCGCTGGGCGTCTATCCGCTCAAGCGCGGCGGCCGTCCGTACCGCGCTTACGGCGGTCTGGAAAGCTATGAGATCGTCGGCATATCGCTGCTGATCCACTACAACCACAATATGGAGCAGTCGCAGTATGCCGCGCAAAAACTGTTTGAATATCTGCGCGTACCCTTGACCGATGATAGGGCAGTGATCACCGACAGGCGCCCTGACGCGCAATATCCCGATGAGGAGCTCCTTGCCTGTCCGGTTCGTTACCCGAATATCGACGGTGAGGTAACACGCAAAATCAAATATATCGATGTGACGGTTCCTGAACCCGTGTTTGTCGGTACCGACAACTTCGGCGTTTTTGAATTCGTCATTGAATTGGAACTTTATGTAGAAAAGGAGATTGAGAATAATGGCTGATACCCCTAAGACCGGCGTTTTTCCGTGTTATGAGAATCAGTTCGCGATCGGCGCGGCAGGCAACGAAACGCCGTCGGATCCGATCGCGGATATGGAGGAATATTCCGTCACGTTCGACAACGGTGTTGAGGAGTGGCACACCTACGGTGAGGAAGGATGGGTCAAGCGTATGATGACCTCGAAGTCCGTCAAGATCGGCGTCAAGGGCAAGCGCAATATCGGCGACGCCGGTAACGATATGGTCGCGAACATCGCATTTGAGAACGGCCGCAAGGCAGAAAAGAACTTCCTGTGGACATTCCCCAGCGGCGCGACCGCACTGTTCAAGAACGCTGTGATCAGTGTGAGCGCATTAGGAGCTGCCGCCGCGACCAACGTCGGCCCCCTCGAGTTCGAGGTGCAGAGCAACGGTAAGCCCGTCTTTACCCCTGCGGCATAAGTGCCGCAATCTATCAACGGAGCTGTCATCCGGCAGCTCCGTATTTTTATACCACAAAGGAGAATGAACAATGGCAAGAGTCGTTGATATCACCGACAAGCTGAAATTCGAAGAAAAGCCCCGGCTCCGCATCAAAGGTGTGGAGATCGAGGTCAACAACAAAGCGACCGACGTTCTGGAGATCACTCCTACTTTGCAGAAAAAGGACAATATCACGACAGAGGATATCTATCATCTGTTTGATGTCCTCTTTTCTGAAGAGGAGCAGGAGAAGGTCAAAAAGTTGAATCTGACTTTGGAGGATTTCAGCACCTTCATTATCGAAGCGGCAAACGTCATCTCCGCCGCGGGTGATGACGAGGGGGAACCTCAGACCCCTACTACGACCTGATAGAGGACTACGACGTCATCGTAGCCTCTATGCTCAAGCAGTACGGGGTCAGAATGTATTCTGAGGAGTTTCGGGAAATGACCTGCGATGAGTTCTATTCCTTATTGGCAGGCATGGATCCTGATACTCCGCTCGGGAAACTGGTTCAGATCCGTTCCGAGAACGATCCGAAGGTTCTCGAACATTATACGCCGGCACAGCATAAGATCCGAAACGACTGGCGTGCAAAGCACTCACAAGTCAATAAAGACGAAGAAGCCCACAAAGTCTTCCTGGATCAGATGGAGAGCTTCTTCGCTTCACTGTAAGGAGGTGACAGATTGGGCAAAATAGGTGAGATCAATATCGGTCTCAAATTGGACAAGCGAGACTTTAACCGCGAAGTCAGCAGGGTTCCTGCCGAGGCGAACGCAGTGGGAACAAAGATCTCGAACGCGTTCAACAAGATCGGAAAGACGGTCGCGGCGGCATTTTCCGTCAAAGCGGTTGTCAGCTTCACCAAGGCAACGGTCAAATCTGCCGCCGAAGTACAGGCGGCGAATTCTCAGTTTGAGCAGACCTTCGGCAATCTGTCAGACAGCGCGACCGCCGCGATGGATAAGGTTGCCAAGGAAAGCGGTATCGTCAAGAGCCGTCTGCAGGGCGTCGGCACCTCGATCTACGCCTTTGCGAAAACGACAGGCATGGAATCCGCCGACGCGCTGAAAATGATGCAGGAAGCGCTGCAGGTCACCGCCGACAGCGCCGCGTATTATAATCGCTCGCTCGAGGATACCGCCGAGAGCCTGAAAGCCTTCCTCAAGGGTAACTATGCTAACGACGCCGCCCTCGGTCTTTCCTGCACCGAGACCACACGAAATACGGCGGCGAACAAGCTGTATGGCAAGTCGTTCAAAGATTTATCTGAATCGCAGAAGCAACTGACCCTTTTGCAGATGGTCAAGGACGCCAATGCCGCCTCCGGAGCGCTCGGACAGGCGGCTCGCGAGTCGGACGGCCTTGAGAACGTCATGGGCAATTTGAAAGAATCGTGGAGACAGTTTACCGCTGTGATCGGAAAGCCGATTTTGAGCGCTGCTGTCATCGTGATTCAGAAGATCACTGCCGGATTGACCGCGCTGACAAACGCGGCGAGAACCGCGGCGAACGCACTGGGAAACGCGTTCGGATGGAAAACCACCGAAGATACAACCTCGGCGGTACAGGGTACCTCCGACGCGATCGCTACCGCGACCGATAACCAGGAGGATCTGACCGACGAGGTCAAGAACACGAATGAGGAAGCAAAGCGCGGCGTCGCTTCCTTTGATAAGCTTAATGTGATCTCGGGATCCTCGAGCGGATCCGATGACAGCTCCGGTGCTTCCTCAGGCGGATCCGACGCTTCCGCCGTTAACGCGCTGACAGCGCAGGCAAATACCGCCGCCGACGGTATTACAAATAAGTTTCAGAACGCCTTCAAGGATTTCTATGAGAAATCCGGCTTCAAAAACTTTGTCGATAAAGTGCAGGCTGGCATCAATAAGGTGAATTGGTCTGCGATCGGCAACAACTGCAAGAGTATTTTCAACAGTCTGAAGCCGATTGCGAAAGCAGCATTCGATCAGACGCAAAAGGTCGGACAGGCAGCCTTCGGCGCGTTAGGCTCTGCGGTGGGCGCTTTTGTGACGATCGGAGGGAAATCCTTTCAGACAATCTCCGGCGGTGTTGACAAATGGCTGAAACGTGACAAAGGGAAAATCATCGGTTATATCAACACGATCGGTAATAACTTTACCCGAGGCTTCAACGGCCTCGGCAGAGCCTTTGAAAATATCGGCAATATTGTCGGTGATAGCATCGACCGTATGCGGTCTCGGATGGAAGAGTCTATCGCCAATCTCCTGTCCGGCTTCACCGATTTCTACGGCGGTATCGGTACGATCATCTCCGGCGCGTTTGCCGTAGCGAGAGAATCACTCGCCGACTGGCTGGAGAAAGACGCTGAAACGATCGGTTTGTTCTTTGACAATCTCCAAACGATCGGCGCTGATGTGATGGACTTCTTCGGTCAGGTGTTCGGTGATATCGGCTCGACGCTGTCGGGCTGGTGGAACGGTGACGGCGAAGGTATCTTTCGCCAGATCTGCGACGCGATCACCAATGTCGGTACCACTTTTATGAACTTATGGGACCAGAGGATCATGCCCGTCTGGAACTATATCAAGGGTGTGGTGACCGACGCTTGGAACAACTGGCTGTCACCGGTCTTTCAAAAGCTCATAAAATATATCGGCAAAGTCGGAGAATTGATCGCAGTTTGCTGGAATAATTATCTTTCTCCGGTCGTGAATCGGATCATTCAGTATGTCGGTCCTATGATTTCGTCAACCTTGAAAGCGATCGGCGCCGTGTTCAGCACTGTTTTCAGTACCATCGGCGGCGTGATCGGCGGAATCATCGACATGTTCAGCTGCCTGATCGATTTTATCACAGGCGTTTTTACCGGAAATTGGGAAAAAGCCTGGTCGGGAATCAAAAATTCCTTCCAAGGAATCTGGAACGCGATCTGGTCGATTCTGAAAGGCGTCGTGAATCTGATCATCGACGGCATCAATCTGCTCTGGACGGGGATCTATAATGTCGTTCGCGGCATTGTCGACGCGATCGGCGGCGTCGCCGGCGCGATCGGAAAGCTGTTCGGGCAGAACTGGGAGTTCAGAATGCCCTCAGAGCCGCCGCTGATCCCCAAGCTCGCAAAGGGCGGTATCGTAACCGCGCCGACCCTTGCTCTTGTCGGCGATAACGCCGGCGCCGGCAGCGGTGACCCTGAGGTCGTCTCTCCGTTGAGCAAGCTGCAGAACATGATGAACGCCGGCAATCAGTATGACACGACCCTGCTGCAGTCGATCCTCGACTACCTCAAGCGGCTGTATGAGCAGTTTGTGATCTATACAAAGAACGGCGGCAACACCTATCAGTTTGTCGCGACACTGAACGGCAAGACCTTATTCGAGGAGTTCGTCGAGCAGGTCAGATTGTATAAACTGCGTCACGGCACACTGCCGTGGTAGGGGAGGGATGAGTATTGGCAAACAACTATGAAGGATGGATATTGAAGATCAATGGTAATCTGATTCCCGGGAAGTATTTTACCGATTATTCATCCACTCCCTCTCAGCGTCAGGAATCTGATGCGCAGGTCGATCAGACGGGACGCCTCCACAGGGCGACCATGCCGCACACCCGATCTTCCATCCGCTTCACAACGCATATTCTGACGCTGGATGAAAAGATCGATCTGCAAAGTCGTATGGGATACGCCTCATCCCACCAGCGCAATGTGAATGTGGAATACTGGAACGATGAGACAAACAGCTACTATTCCGGCACGTTCTATCTGCCTGATGTGGAATTCTCGGTGATGGACTTTAACGCTGATACGATCCTATATAATCCGATATCGTTCGAACTGATCGAGTATTGATGAGGTGAAAGCATGATATCAGAACTATATGCGATCGATGATCTGCTAGTCAGCAGTTACGACAACGTCGTCACGATCGGGATCCAAAGCAAAGTCACAGGTGGGTGGAGCGAGCCCGTTCCGCTGGATCCATCCAACATTGTGTCGGAGAGCTTAGAGATCGAGCAATCTATTTGTGATGATCAGGAGCTTAAGATCGGCGGTTGTATCCCGTCTCAGCTGACCCTCAGTCTGGTTGATGTCGCAGAAGATCTCAGCGGTAAGCAAATCGTCGTTACGGTACAAAGTCGATATCAAGGGGGGATATATCCCTCCGATTCGCTGTACCCGAGGGACGATTTATATCCGAATACTCGTATTACCGATCCATATGTGCTGTTTGTCGGCCCGATCTATTCGTGCAAAAAGACAAGCAACTATCATATCAAGAAGCTCATTGCCTTCGATCGGATGTATTATTCTTCCACGATCAAATGTAAGACTCGTGTGTATAATTATCTGCATATATACGATACATCTCCTTTTAATTTTTCGATGATAATGAATTGGTTTTTCGGAAAAGCAAGGATTCAATTTGACCATTCAAGTTTGGTCAACGCCGGAACACTGTTGGAGATGTACGATACTTACTGGCAGGATATTGCCGACAACAAAACGACCTTCTTGGATCTGTATCGATGGTTGTGTGAGCTCAACGGCGTCTTTTTGATTGAGGATACTCCGACGAATCTCAACAGCGCTAGCGCACGCCCTCGCGTGATAGCACCTTACCAAACTGTCAATCAGATCTATGATATCTCATCTTATTCGATCAACGGATTTGATTTTGATGATTTTATTACCAAAGAGATCCGATGGGTACAGTTTGAGTTCAACAAGGGCAGAAATCATGGATTCTTTCATGTCGATCCCTATGAAGAATACAGTCGTTACGATTCAGATAATCTTGTTTTGAACAGCTGTGAAATCTGGAATAATGTTAAGCCGATCATTGAAAATCTGGAAGAGGCAAAATCATCTGATCGTACCGCAAAGATCACCGGCGCAGTATATAGATACCGCCCGTTCAAGGCGTCGATATTCAATCGCTGGTGGGTACAGGTCGGCGATCGGGTTCGACTGCCTACCAACGATCCTGAGGTTCCGTTCATTGAGAGCATTGTCCTTTCCAGAAGGATCAAGGGAATGTACGGTATGACGGTAGAAATCGAGGCAAAGGGCGTTGAAATCATGGGAAAGGAGAACGACGAAGAAATAAATGAATAGTTATAACAAAACCGAATGGAAGAACGGACAGGCTCCTGCGCTCAACGCGGAGAATCTCAATAAGATCGAAAACGGTATTGAAGAGGTCACTAACGAAGTGATCAATTCCGTTCAAAAAATTCAAAAGATTCAAATGAAGGGCTCAACCACATATCCGAACGTTGACACTGCAATTGAAAATAATGTTGTCTATCGCGTTTTCAGAGAAGCAAACGGAAACCCTTGTGGTTGGCTTTTGTTTTGCGGCAGTAAAAACTATGTCGATGTAGAGGTCACACAGATCCGCTTGGATATGGACGGAAAGCTCTACAGAAGGAAGGGTATTGCAAATCGCGGCACCGTAACATGGGAGAGCACTTGGTCAGAGTTCGATCCTGACGACTCGATCAATGTAAAGATGGACTTGGTTCCCCTTGATCCGTCCTCCGAAAAGATCGCCGCTATGCCTGATGGACAATTTTACGGCGATACGGTTAATCATAAGGGCACCAGTAAAGGCGGTCAGTCGTTTTACGATACCGAATATATTGATACCGCCCTCGCTCTCAAAGCACCTCTGTCGGACTTCAACACATTGTCCGAGAGAGCGGTGCAGCCGGCGTTCATCATTTCGCACAGCAACCTCCACGGTTACAGCAGCGCCAACGCATTGGCAGAGAACAGAGCGTACGCGATCTATGCTGATGTGTTGTCAAGTGAATTCTCTGATCTTCCCGCCGCTGCATACGGCGTGACATCGTATTTGATGTACTATACATCAACATCAACGCGGAAGCAGGGCATACAGCTGCTGAACACGCCCACTGATATGTGGTACAGAGTAGTCGACGGCAGCGGCAGCGGAACATGGGTACCGCTCACGAGTTCAGTGCAGCCGGCAAACTTCCTAATCTCTCACAGCAATCTGCATGGTTATACAGACGCCAACAGTCTGGACAAAAACAAAGTCTATGCTATTTCAGCCGACGTGACATCAAGCGACTTTGCCAATCTTCCCGACGCTGCATACGGCGTGACATCGTATTTGACCTATTACGCATACATGACCAGCCGAAATCACGGCGTTCAGCTTCTTCAGACTGCCACCGATATGTGGTACAGAACAGTCAGTGGCACCGGCAGCGGCACGTGGGTCAAAATAGCAGACGTCGCAACTGTCGCAAGCGAGATCGCTGGTGCTATTGAATCGTTTGCAGCAAAAGTTGTTAAACCCTACGGAATGACTATTTCTCACGATGAAACTCGCGGATTTACTGGTGCAAATAGTTTGACGCAGAACAACATATATGTAATCGGAAGCACTGTTACAAGCACCGAGTTTACTGACCTGCCTTCCGCCGCATATGGAACCACGATTTATCTTCTGCATTACTCTTATAATGCCACAAAAAAGAACGGTGTACAAATTTGTACCACTTCGTCCAAAATGTGGTTTAGGCTTGTGTCTAATAGTGCGTTTGGGAACTGGGTTGAGTTAGCGTCTCAGATAGACCAAAATCCCAATGTGACTATTGATGACTATTTTGTGAATACTTGTGTGTTTAAGCCGATTTCTCTGGACAACAATACCGGATTATTCATATTCGGAGATAGCATTACCACAGATGCACATGGCGGATTTACATGGGGCAGCCTTGTAGCGGCAAAGACAGGCTGCACCGAGTACAATTTTGGTGTAAGCGGATCTGCGTTTGTCGGTTATACCGCACACCCACACACCGTCATGGAGCAGATCAACAGCGTACCGTCCGGAGACTGGGTGAACTGTGATGTGTGTATCGTCGCGGCAGGAACGAACGACCAAAAAACAGAGAATTCGGCAGCTGGACTGCGAACGGCTGTACAGGATGTTATCACCGCTATCAAAACAAACGCACCTGATGCGAAGATCATCTTTATCACGCCGATCCGCCGCGAGTCATCGGGCAACAACGGACTTCCGATGATCGCAGGGGCGATCTGCAACGTTGCCCTCGCGAATGAGTGTTCCGTTATCAACGGTTTCGACTTCCCGATACCGACGCATACGAATAGCTGGATTACGGAGCTGACCGATAACGACGGTCTGCATCCGAATGTTATTGGTAAAAAGATCTATGCCCAGTGCGTATTAAACGCACTGCTGTGATTTCAATTCAAATGATAAGAACAACAAAACGAAGCACGTCGATTCACTCGGCGTGCACTTAGTTTAACAGAAAGGATTGATTATAATGAAAGAATTTTTCCACCTTATCATTGCCGGAGCGATTGGAGCGCTGGCGGCATATTTTAATGTACTGATGATCCCGTTGGTCGTGCTGACGGCTGTCATGGTGATCGACTATATCACCGGCATGGCAGGCGCGGCATATAGCGGCAAGCTCAGCTCGCGCGTCGGTGTGCTCGGGATCCTCAAGAAGGCAGGATATCTGGCGCTCGTCGCCGTAGGGATGGTCGCGGATTATTTGATCGGCTCCGCGCTCTTGAAGATCGGCATTGACTTGCAAATTAATTACTGCTTTGGCATGATCATCACCGTCTGGCTGATCATCAATGAGCTAATCTCCATTCTCGAAAATCTCGGTGAACTCGATGTGCCGCTCCCGGGTTTTCTGGTCAACATCATCAAATCCTTAAAGAACAAGGTCGAGGAACGGGCAGAGAATAAGCTCGAAGACGATAAAAAAGAGTAGAGGTGATCAGATGGCGGTCAACGCGGATAAAATAATCAGCATCGCGCGTGCCGAGATCGGCACCAAGGCGACAAATATCAAGAAGTGCAAATATAACAACTGGTACTACGGTACTGTCGTTTCGGGCAGCGGCTACGACTGGTGCGAGACCTTTGTACAGTGGGTGTTCCATCAGGCAGGGGCGTCCTCTCTGCTCTATACCAAAACCGCTAACTGCGGCTATGCGGCAAAGGCGTTTCAGGATCACGGCAGACTCAAGACGTCGGGCTTTAAGCGCGGCGACGTGGTGTTCTTCCACTGGACGAACGAGCACTCCACCTTAGTGCCCGGCACCTACGTCAGCGATCATGTCGGAATCATCGAGAGCGTCAACGGTGATAACACCATCACGACCATCGAGGGCAACACCGGCTCCTCCTCCAACGGCGAGGTCATGCGGCGTGTACGCTCGCTCTCTACGGTATCCTGTGCCGGCAGACCTGCCTATGACAGCTCCGACAGCTCGGGCGATTTCCCCGAAGCGCGCTATCGCGTCCGCAGCGGCGGCAGATGGCTGCCGAGCGTGACGGATCTGTCCGATTACGCAGGGATCACCGGCAAGGCGATCACCAACGTGGCGATCAAGGTGTCCGAGGGCTCGGTAAAATACCGCATTCACATCAAGGACGGTGGCTGGCTCCCGTATGTCACCGGATACAATACATCGGACGATGCCAACGGCTATGCCGGCAACGGTAAGCCGATCGATGCGATCGAGGTCTACTATTACACCCCTGAGGCTGTTCGCAATGCACACGGCTATCTTAGGGCGAAGTACCGCGTATCGCCGCTGAACGGATCCTATTATCCGTATCAGTACGATGACGAGACCTCGTCCGGACAGGACGGTTACGCCGGAGAATTCGGCAAAACGATCGACCGCCTGCAGATCACGTTATCAAATTGATCTGAACCATTGACAAAAGACTAATTATCATTATAATGAAGATAAAGCCGACCGCTGAGTTTCAACTGCTCTTCGGTCGGCTTTATTTGTTACATGAATTTTACACGAAATAGTATAATAATTATTATTTGCGCTAAATATTTGAGATTCATTGAGAGCTTAAAAGCAAGTAAATAAGCAGATTTTGGTAACTGTGATTAATATTGATTATCATAATACTGTTCCCACCATCTCCACCAAATAGCAAAGAACCCCAGTGAAAATGGGGTTCTTTATCTTTTTGGCATGAATTTGACATGATTTTATAGGCTTTCCAGCTTTTTCAAAGTTTCTTCTTCTGTTGACGGGTACAGATGCGCGTAGTGTTTCATTGTCGTTCTGATGTCCGAATGTCCGAGACGCCTTTGAACTGCAAGAAGGCTGATACCCTCGTTGATCAGCAGTGTTGCGTGACTGTCCCGAAATTCGTGGATCGTAATATGGTGCAAGCCTGCAAGCTCTGCATATCTGGCGTTATGGTTTTCAAGGTTCGTATCAGCGATCGGCTTGACGCCGCCGCATAATCTCCAGTCATCATTGAACTGATCGAATTGTTCAAACAACGACCTGTGATCCTCGATTACCTTCATCGCGTTTTTTGGCAGTCTGACATCGCGATAGGAAGAAGGGTTCTTTGGCGGTGTTTCTTCGTATCCCTTTACCTTTTGACAAATGCTGCGTCGTACATGCAGAATATTTCCTTCCAGATCCGACCATTTCAGTGCGTTCATTTCGCCCTTACGCAATCCGCTGTAGAATAAGAGGTAAAAGAAAACACAGCACGCATAGTCTGTAAGATTCTTTCGGCAGTTTAGCGCTGCTTGATAGTATCGATCGAATTGTTCTTTTGTGTAGTACTGGTACTGTTCTTGCTTTACGATAAAGTTGGAATCTTTGAATTTGCCTACATTATGCAGCGGATTCTTCGGAAGATATTCCATGCGTACAGCGTAATTGAGCAGAGCGTTCAGCTCGCGGACAGCGTTGTTTTTGGTTGATATCATGATATCTTTTTGACCGAGCCTGTTCTTCCATTCCTGCAGAACGGGAACGGTCAGACGATCGATCCGCTTATCGGCGAGATCGGTATTCAGCACATGATTGTTTAAGATAGACTTTGTTTTGTTCAGCGTTGAAGTGCGGACTTCGTGAATCTTGGCGGCAATATACTCCTCATATAACTGCCGGATAGTGATCCTTCTCGAATAGTCTTTGTCCTGTACTTTGCGCTCCAATGCTGCCTCGGCGTTTTTGGCTTCCGATTTACCGTAGACACGTTGAGATATCTGCTTGTATTCACCGTTACTGTTAGTATAGTTCACTACGACACGATACTGCTGCTTGCCGTTTTTCTTCTTGTCAATTTTATAAATAGGCATAAAAATCCCCCTGTAATTTTGTGTTGCAAAATTCACAAGGGTATGTTAGAATATTGATATGGTTTGGCGACCATATTCGTTACACCCTTGTGTGTGACACCCGTCCTATCCTGTTCCAGCAGGGTAGGGCGGTTTTTCTATTTAGTTGAAAGTATAGTTTACATTATTGCAGGCTAAAACTGAAAGTATAGTTATACTCTCCATTGGTGACCGCATGACTGGCAGACAGCCATGCTTTGGACTGTATTGACGACTTTTTGCTTCTTGGGCTTGATCAGCTTGACGATCAACGCAGGAAGAGTGAAGACGAGCCACTTGATCGGAAGCCACCACCAGCCAACGAAAAGCCACCATGCGCAGCCGTGATGTTTATCCTTTAACTGAACATGGTTAATTACCTGCACGTTGATGTTTGTGCTGTGACATCTGGGGCAGACAATACGCGACTGTTGCTGAGCAATAGGAATCGATACAGCAGTATTCTGTGTGTTAACGGGAGGTTGTGGAGAAGTCACTTGCAATGACTTACCACAGTTATTGCAGAATTTTGAGGCATCCGGTTGATGATGACCGCAGTTTGGGCAATACATAATTCTTTCCTCCTTAAAAATAATCTTTAACGCATAGCCAAACTAAAGTGCTTACTTTAGTTCTCGTGGATCGTATAATACTCAATATCAATCCTCGGTACCGATTCATTATTGCCGAGAACGGTCTCGTAAGTATACAGCCCTTCGCACACACCGTACAGATCGATAACGTCCTTTTCAAGGATTCTGTCGCCGCCTTCGGGGATGGTCACGGCGCAAATAATGGTATCTTTCCAGAGTTTGCCGCCTTCTGCGAACTGATTATCTTCGGCAGTGACATTGACTCTCAGTGTAGTTGTTTTATTAAATACGGATTTAGAGTCAAGAACCTGGATCACCTGACCGGTATATTTCAGATGATCGCCTTTGTAGTTATCGGGGTTACGAGCAAGGGTGCTGTAATCAACCGTCTCACAGCTGTCAATGAATTCTTTCTTCACCGTTTCGGGATCCTCTGTAGCAGGCTCCGGAGCCTCTGTCTTTTCTTCCTTTGCCTCGGTAGCCTTCTCTTTCTCAGCGCCGGAGGATGCGCTTGATACGCTCGAAGAAGATCCGCTGCTATCCTTAGATCCGTCGGTCTTTTCACCAAAGGCGCCGCCGATCACGCCGACTACCACAACACCTACGATTACCCAGATCCACCACTTCTTATACCACGGCTTTTTCGGCTTGGGCTGCGCCGGCTGCTGTGTCGGTGGCTGGATCGGCTGCTGAACCGGTTGGGGAGTCGGATTCTGATTCTCTGCTGCAGGTGCAGCAGGTGTGGGGTTCGGCTCCTGCTTCACTGCCTGCAAATCTGCGCCGCAGTTGCTACAGAATTTTGTGTTATCGGGTTGTTGTTGACCGCAATTAGGACAATACATAGTTTACCTCCTTAATAATTGTATTGCTTAAAAATGTATTAAAACGTATTAATTCCATCGATATGTATACCGAATGAAATATACTTATTACATATCGGACAAGGTTCACCTATAACTAAATCCGATGGTATAATCATCATAGAGGGATATTTCTTGCTATTACCGCTGATAGAATATACCTGAGCTTTTCCTTTTCGGTTACGTCCGTATTTAGAGCAGTACTCACAATTTGGAACAGTAAACATCGAAAAAGTATCACACTTGTATTTTTGACACTTTAATAACGTCGCTGCTAATGAATTAGGCTTTACAGGTGGTTGTTGTGGTGCATGTGGTTGTGGCTTGTCGAATAATTTAGATAAAAAACCCATTGAAAAACCTCTTTACAAATTCGAATAAATGTTCTATAATTATAATATGGCCTAAACGAATGAAGGGAGATATATGAATGAATAAAGAATCAATCATCGAACAAATCAACTCAATACTGGATAAGGTCGAGGATGAAACAGTCCTGAAGGATATGTTGAATCTGATCGACGCGGTGTATCAACACCATCAGAACGGTCAATGGGGACGCTAATCAGCGTCCTTTATTTTTTTGATTGCGTCGATCGCCGTTCGGAGCGCCTCACGCTCCTTGGGTGCCAGCTTGATGTAATCCATGACGAATTTGATATCATCTTCATTCAGACGATACTGTGCTTTGAGCAGCTTGACGATCGTGTCCTCAGTCGTCGGGGGTGTGTCATCCCAGCCCATGAGGTGTGCGGGAGTGGTTCCTAAAGCGGTGGCTAAAGGCTCCAGTACACTGGTAGGCATCTTTTCAATATCACTACTTTCGTAGCGGTATATCGTGGCTCTGTCCTTACCGATGATTTCAGCAAGTTTATCAACAGAGATCCCTTTTTCTTTTCTCAGCTCCTTGATACGTTCGCCAATTGTCATATATATCACTCGCTTATATAAATGTTTTATCTATGGGTAATAGTATCATAATATTTGCAAAAATGCAACACTATTTTTTAAAATCAAAAAAATATTTTGCAAAAATGCGAAAAACCATATTGACATTTATCAAATGATATAGTATCATAAAAGTGTCGCATAAACGCAACATCGAAGGAGGTGAGTATATGACCAATGTTGATAAGCTAAAAGGCAAAATTAAAGAAATGCGATTGACTCCGGAAAAGCTCGCAGAGGCAATAGGAATCGATAAAAGCACGATGTATCGTAAACTCGGAAACGGCGGTGATGAGTTTACGATCAGCCAAGCGGATAAGATCGCAAAGGTATTGTCGCTTGATGCTAGAGAAGCTCAGGCTATATTTTTTAGTCAATTTGTCGCATAAATGCGACTTCAAGCAAAAGCAAGTTAAGGAGGTGAGAGAAACGAATAAACGAATACTTGATGTGTGTTGCGGAAGTAGAATGTTTTGGTTCGATAAAAAACGGACTGATACTGTTTATATGGATAACCGTATTTTTGAAGGCACTTGCTGTGACGGTCGTCATATCAATGTGACGCCTGACATTGTCGGTGATTTCCGAAAGATTCCGTTTGAAGATGAAACATTCTCTCTGGTTGTGTTTGACCCTCCACATTTGGTAAAAGCAGGTGAATCTTCGTGGCTGGTTCAAAAGTACGGCAAACTGGATCCTGAACACTATCAAGAGGATATTAGAACCGGATTCATAGAGTGTTTTAGGGTATTAAAACCAGATGGTGTATTGATCTTTAAATGGAACGAAACAGACATTCCGGTAAGCGAAATAGTATCACTTTCGCCTTATCCGCCTCTCTTTGGTCATCGTAGCGGCAAGCGCTCGAATACACACTGGATGTGTTTTATGAAAGATGAAAGAGAGATCGAGGTCGAGAGCGATCAGATCACAACAACCGAATAACCACAATCAAATACTCCGGCGTTAAGCGAGCGCGTCGTCCGTCATCATCGGCGGAGTGGGACCGCCGATCGCGTTGGTCGCCAAATCTGACATCCATGTATTTACCTTCTCCATAAAGAATTTGTCTTACATATACAGCAAGCAGGATGGGCGGCGCGTTCACTTAACGTCGGAGGAAGAAAACGATTACAAAAGGAGTGAAACTATGAGACGATTGACTATTCAAGACATCCCGACTGCAGTCGAGATCTACCACCGGCACCCCGAGCTTGGTACTCCCGAGGTAAAAAAGCTGTTCGGATGCAGCTCATCGTCAGCGACCCGACTGAAAGCTGAGGTTCGCAAGCGGCAGGAAAAGGATGGGATATTGACGCATTCTGATACGCTTGTCAATACCAAACTTGCCTTCGAGGTGTGGGGATTCAATATCGCAGAGTTGGAGAAACACCTCCTGCGCTATCAAAAAATACAGAAAGGAATGACAACATGAACAACGACAACAAACGGCGTGACGCAGCGCCCGAAGAAGAGTATGTCCCGAACCCTGCCAAGCTGTTGGCGCCCTTCCTGAGCGGCGTAGCGGCAGCGCTCGCGGGCGATACAGCGATGTATTACAAATGGTTCGCGTTCGCAGTCCTCTGCTATGTGATCCTGGCGATCAGCATCGTGTGGATCGTCAGAGCGGTGATCAGGAAAGATAGAGCCGAATATCATCTTTGGCGGCGGTTCAGCAGTGCGATGAATGAGGTTGAAGGCTTCAAAGAAAGGCTCGATACTTTCGAGACGAATCTCAATCTCAAAGCGGACAAGCCGGCTCGCAGTAACATCCGTCCCGGATCCGTGCAGAGCGACCGGTACAGAGAGCTTTTGGGAGGTGAGAGCCTTGACGGTGGGTCAGAGGATCAAACAGCTTCGTAAGGAGCGCGGATTATCGCAGATGCAACTGGCTCAAAAAATCTATTATGGACAAAAAGCTGTTAGCATGTGGGAACGCGATAAAAACGAACCTAGTTTTAACGCGGTCAAAGCATTGTGCTCATTCTTCAAGATTACCTTTGAAGAATTGACGAAAGGAGTTGATTTAGATTGATCCAGCAGTACATCCTGCCCATCATTGCAGGTATCGTGATTCTGGTGTTGCTCTTCGGCGTCGTTCGACGTAATTTTGAAGATCTTCTATCGGTGCTCTTCGATCTGCCGAACAAGTCGGAATCGTCCGACGAAAAAGAAAAAGCCGACTGACGCGCTGCCACGCTGTCAATCGGCAGATGAAAACATCTTACTTTAAGTATAGACAGACCGCGACGGTTTGTCAAGAAAGGAACTATCATGAACAATCATATCACGCTTATTGGGATAGACTTGTTGCTTCCGCATCCTCAAAATCCCCGTAAACAACTCGGCGATCTGACAGAGCTTGCCGAAAGCATCAGGGAGAACGGTGTATATCAGAATCTGACCGTCGTCGCTAACGGCGACGGTTTCTACACTATCATTATCGGTCATCGCCGACATGCGGCGGCTAAGCTTGCTGGCATCGATAAATTACCGTGTGTAATAGCGCAGATGACAGAAAAGCAACAGCTTGAAACCATGCTTCTTGAAAATATGCAACGCTCAGATCTAACAATCGTCGAAGAAGCACAGGGCATACAGCTTTTAATTGATCTCGGAGAATCCATTGATTCGATCGCAAAATCGACCGGTTTTTCAAAGCAGACAATAAAGAACCGCGCTCGGTTGAATCAATGGAAGATGAGCGACGTTGAAAGTGCGTTTAGTAAGGGCGTCACGCTGGAAGATTTTGCAAAGCTAGACAAGATCGAGGACGATAAAGAGAAAGCAAGGGTTGCCAAGCTGCTCGGTACACCTAACTTTACGTGGCAATTAGAGAAAACTCTGAAAAATCAGCGATTTAACAAAGCTCTCCCCGGGATCGTCAAAAAGCTCGAGACTGCAGGCGCTGAGAAAGTCAAAGAGGATCCCGAGTACAGAGAATATCACTCGAGATCCTCTGTTGCTTCAATACTCGGCGTCAAAAGCGTTGTCGACCAAAATGAGGAGAACCGCAAGATGGTGTTCACCATAAATAAACATTGGCGCGAGGTCGATGTGTTCTTTTTGTATACCGCAGAAGAGATAGCAGAACATGAGACCGAGCCGCGCAACGCATCACAGAAAAGCCGCGAGCTTCTGGAAAAATACAAGGAGAAGCTGATCAAAGAGATAGACAAATACATCGATGAATTTATCGCAGATTTCAGCGACAGCGAATATCTGTCTGTACATCATGTCAAAGCAAAAGAGAAGGACGATATCATTGCACGGTTGCTAAAGATGATATATTCAGCGGATACGGAGATCACAGGAGCATCACAGCCTGAACCGTTGACTGCGATGAAAATCTGCGGATATAAGCGCGACAAGATAGCCGATGGATTATTTGGCAACGTAGGGGAAAAAGAGGGTCTGTCGTACCGGATAAACGACGATAACTTCTTGAAAAACATCGAACAAAACCCCATCAAATGGCTGCTTGCTCTCTTACGGACTTGTATTCGCGTTAGAGCCTGCACGGAATTTTACGCATACTCGAGTGCATGCAAATGTGTGAAATATACCGGCGCCAAGTATCCTCGCTTACTTATCAACGAATTGAAGCAACTCGGCTTTGAAGAGCCAGATGAGATGGTGTCCGTAATTGACGGTACCCACTCTATGTATACGGAAAAGGGCTGTAAGAAGATCCTCGAAACGCTGATATCAACCGAGTAAAGGAGGAAAATTAACAATGAGTGTAAAAATCAACGGATTTGAAATCGAAAACGTCAAGCGAGTCAAGGCGGTTGCTTATGAGCCGTCACAGTCTGGCTTGACGATCATCGGAGGGAAGAACGGCCAGGGCAAGACCTCGGTGCTGGATTCCATCGCATGGGCGCTCGGAGGCGGCAGATTCGCCCCGTCACAGCCGCAGCGCGAAGGATCGACGATCCCTCCGCATCTTTGCATCAAGCTCAGCAACGGCATTATCGTTGAGCGCAAGGGCAAGAACAGCGATTTGAAGGTCATCGACCCGAGTGGTAATAAGGGCGGTCAGGCATTGCTTGACAGCTTCATCGATCAGCTCGCGCTGAACCTTCCGCGGTTCATGAACGCCAACAATAAGGAAAAGGCCGACACGCTGTTAAAGATCATCGGCGTCGGCGACGAGCTGTACAAGCTCGAGGACGAGGAGCAGCGGCTCTATAATGAGCGGCACGCGATCGGTCAGATCGCCGATCGTAAGAAGAAGTATGCCGAGGAGATGGAGGAATGGCCGGGGGTACCCGACGAGCCCGTCTCCGCCGCGGAGCTGATCAGACAGCAGCAGGAGATCCTTGCCCGTAACGGTGAGAATGAGCGTATCCGTCAGCAGCGTGTACAGATCGAAAACGAGTACATCAACGCGCGTGATGCGTTGCAGAGAGCCCAGCTTGCTTTTGAGCAAGCAGAACGGCGATATAATACTTCCGTCAAATCGGCGGAGGAACTGATCGACGAGAGTACCGAGGAGCTCGAGCGCAACATTCGCGATATTGAAGCGCTGAATGTAAAGATCCGCGCTAATCTCGACAAGAGCAAGGCAGAAGATGAAGCAAATCAGTATTCTGAGCAGTACGACAATCTGAGTCGCAAGATCACGAGAGTGCGTGACAAGCGCATGGCGCTCCTCGACAATGCCGATCTTCCGCTTGAGGGCTTATCCGTAGAGGATAAGGAGCTGACCTACAAGGGCTACAAGTGGGATAACATGAGCGGCTCAGAGCAGCTCAAGGTCGCTACCGCGATTGTCCGCAAGCTCAATCCTAACTGCGGCTTTGTCCTGATGGACAAGCTCGAACAGATGGATCTGGATACGCTGAACGAATTCAACGACTGGCTGAAAAAAGAAGGGCTGCAGGTCATCGCAACGCGCGTCTCGACCGGCGACGAGTGCAGCCTGATCATCACCGACGGATACGCCGCCGCGTCGTGTGATCCCGTAACAGCCGAACCCGAAGCGGCGCCCAAAACATGGGAGAAAGGAAAATTCTGATGAACATATCGAAAGGAAAAATCAACAGGGCAAAGAAGGTCGTGATCTACGGTCCCGAAGGCATTGGTAAGAGTACCTTTGCCTCTCGGTTCCCCGATCCGCTGTTTTGCGATACCGAGGGCAGCACCTATAATCTTGATGTAAATCGACTGGATCGCCCCGACAGCGCTCAGATGATCTATGAGTGTATCGACCTCGTGAAGAATCACCCCGATATCTGCGCGACCTTCGTGCTCGATACCGCCGACTGGGCGGAGAAGCTGCTCAGCAAAGCAGTGTGTGCCCGATCAAAGAAACAGGGAATCGAAGATTTCGGATACGGTAAGGGCTATACCTATCTGATGGAGGAGTTCGGCAAGCTGTTGAATATGCTGGAAGATCTCGTCGAGATCGGAATCAACGTCGTTGTCACAGCTCATGCCGAGCTCAAAAAGTTTGAACAGCCCGATGAAGCCGGCGCATACGATCGTTGGAGTTTGAAGCTGACAAAGCAGGATTCGCCGCTTCTCAAAGAGTGGGCGGACGCGGTGCTGTTCATCAATTACAAGACCTATGTCGAAAAAACCGACAACAATAAGCACAAAGCCTCGGGTGGTAAGCGCGTCATGTATACCACGCATCATCCGTGCTGGGACGCGAAGAACCGTTGGGGATTGCCTGAGGAGTGCGACTTTGACTACAGCGTGATCGCACCGTTTATCCCTGCTAAGAGCCCCTCGCTCGCTCCTTCGGCGCCGACAACAAACACCGTGCCTGTTGACGCGATCCTCGATACCGAACAGCCTTTGACCGCGCCGACGCATGAGCACACCGATGATCTGACCGGCGTTCCGAAGTCGCTTGCCTCTTTGATGCGTGAGAACAATGTCACGGTCGAGGACATCCGGGTCGTCGTATCCCAACAGGGGTATTACCCGAGGAGCACGCCCATCACGGCTTATGACCCCGACTTCATCGAAGGATGCCTCGTCGGAGCGTGGCCGCAGGTACTCAATAAGATCATGAGCAATAAAGATTTACCGTTTGATATGAAAGGAGAAAAATAATGGCAAACAATGTAAACGATGTCGCAATGACATGGGATGACGAGATACAGAACGACGGAGAAGGCTTTCGTGTTCTTCCCGAGGGTGAGTATGACTTTACCGTAACCGATTTTACACGCGGCAGATTTGAGGGCAGCGACAACATGAAGGCGTGCCCGAAGGCTGAGTTGACGATCAAGATCCATGATCCTGACGGCGATGTGACCGTCAATGAGAATCTTTTCTTGAATAAAAAAGTGGAATGGAAGCTCTGTCAGTTCTTTATCGCGATCGGTCACCGCAAGCACGGCGAGCCCCTGCGCCCGAACTGGAACGCCGTCAAAGGCGCCAAAGGTCGCTGTAAGGTCGGCATTAAAAAATGGACAGGAAAAAAAGATGGCAAGGAATATAAGGGCAACGAGATCACTGCCTTCCTCGATCCGCCTGAATTACCTATGAACTACGCTACAGACCGAACCTCTGATTATACGTCCCAACCTCAGGGCGACGCCGCTTACACGCAGGAGCCGCTGACGTCTGCAACTCAGCCGCGCAAGTGGACGCCCGGTTCATTCGGTAACTGATATGGAGCTCAGACCGTACCAGGTCGAAGCACGCGATAAGGTAAAGCAGGAATGGCAGGACGGGAAAAAGAAAACACTTCTTGTCCTGCCGACAGGTACCGGCAAGACCATCGTCTTCGCGTCCGTCACTCAGGATTGTGTGGCGGACGGCGCACGCGTGCTGATCCTCGCTCACCGCGGCGAGCTGCTCGACCAGGCATCCGATAAGATATTTAAAACGACAGGACTGCGCTGTGCGGTCGAGAAAGCGGAGCAAAGCTGTCTGTGCTCATGGTACCGAGTCGTCGTCGGATCTGTCCAGACGCTTATGCGCGACAAGCGCCTCGCGCAGTTCCCGTCCGATTACTTTGAATACATCATCATCGACGAAGCGCATCACGCACTATCCGACAGCTACTTAAAGATCCTCGACCATTTCAAAGACGCGAAGGTGCTCGGAGTTACCGCAACGCCCGATCGCGGCGACATGAAGAATCTGGGAACCGTCTTTGAATCTCTCGCATACGAGTACACACTTCCGCAGGCGATCAAGGACGGGTACCTGTCGCCGATCAAGGCGGTCACGATTCCGCTTAACCTCGATCTGAGCGGCGTGTCGACACAGGCAGGCGACTTCAAAGCCTCCGATATTGATAACGCGCTTGACCCGTACCTGTATCAGATCGCCGATGAAATGCAGAGCTACTGCAAGGATCGCAAGACAGTGGTATTCCTGCCGCTGATCAGAACGTCGCAGAAATTTACCGCGATCCTCAACAGTAAGGGCTTTCGTGCCGCTGAGGTCAACGGCAACAGCGCCGACAGAGAAAAGGTGCTCGCTGATTTCGCCGACGACAAGTACAACGTTCTGTGTAACTCCATGCTATTGACCGAGGGATGGGATTGTCCGTCAGTCGATTGTATCATCGTGCTCCGACCGACTAAGGTGCGATCGTTGTATTGTCAGATGGTCGGTCGCGGTACCCGACTCAGCGAGGGGAAAGACCACCTTCTTCTACTCGACTTCCTCTGGCACACCGAGCGTCATGAGCTTTGCCGCCCGGCAAGCCTGATCTGCTCCTCTGACGAGGTCGCAAAGAAGATGACAGAGAACCTCGCCGAGAATGCCGGCAGCGCTATGGATATTGAAGAAGCCGCCGAATCCGCGGAGAAAGACGTCGTCGCCGAGCGTGAAGAAGCGCTCGCCAAGCAGCTCGCCGAGATGAAGCACCGCAAGCGGAAGCTAGTCGATCCGCTGCAGTTCGAGATGTCGATCTGCGCAGAGGATCTGTCCGGTTATGTTCCTGCCTTCGGGTGGGAGATGGGACCGCCGACCGATCAGCAGCGTGCGACCCTCGAGCATTACGGCATTTTCCCTGACGAGATTGAGAACGCCGGCAAGGCGAAGCTCCTGCTCGATCGACTGAGCAAGCGCCGCGAGAACGGCTTGACGACGCCGAAACAGATCCGTTTTCTCGAAAACAAGGGATTCCAACACGTCGGTACATGGCTGTTCGATCAAGCAAGTAATCTGATCAATCGAATCGCCGCCAACCAGTGGCGCGTGCCGCGCAGTATCGACCCGTCAACCTATATCCCCGAACCGCCGGAGGTGAGCTTATTTGACTGACAATCAATATATCCTTGAACAACTCAAATACATTGACCCTGCTGTGCTCGATTATCAGGACTGGGTCAACGTCGGCATGGCGCTCAAGCATGAGGGACTCCCTTGCTCCGTATGGGACGACTGGTCACGATCAGACGCAAAGCGTTATCATCCCGGCGACTGCGCAAAGAAGTGGGCGACCTTCAACGGCAGCGGCACCCCTGTCACGGGAGGTACCATCTATCAGCTCGCAGTCGAAGGCGGCTATTCGCCGTCGAAAACCCGAGACGAGGCTATGGACTGGGATGACGAGATCGCCCGTGATCCGTTGAAGGTACTTGAAGGGGTGGAGGTAGAGCAGTTTGAACTGCCGCGGCAGTGGTCGCCGAAGAATCAAATCATCGACTATCTCAAAGCGCTGTTCAACTCCGATGAATATGTCGGCTACGTCACCGAATCATGGAAGAACGAGGACGGTAAACCGCTGCCGAAGAAGGGCAGCGTTGACCGCACGGCAGGTGAATTGCTCAGCGAGCTATACAAGCTATCTGACGACGATATCGGCGCTGTATTCGGCGACTATGACCCCGACGCAGGAGCGTGGATCCGCTTCAATCCGTTGGACGGTAAAGGCGTCAAGAACGACAACGTCACCGATTACCGCTACGCGCTGGTAGAATCCGACAGCACCGATCTGAGCACGCAGAATACGATCATCCGAGAGCTTGAGCTCCCTGTCGCGGCGCTGGTCTACAGCGGCGGCAAGAGTATCCACGCGATCGTCAAGGTCGAGGCTTCCAATGCCGAAGAATACCGCAAGCGCGTGCAGTATCTCTATAACGTCTGCAAGAAGAACGGGCTCGAGGTCGACAAGCAAAACAAGAACCCGTCCCGACTGTCTCGCATGCCCGGCGTGATCCGCCGCGGCAAGAAGCAATTTTTACTGGATACCAATATCGGCAAAGAGAGCTGGGCAGAGTGGGAGGAGTGGATCGAGAGCATCAACGACGATCTTCCCGATCCCGAGAGCCTCGCCGACACCTTCGACAATCTGCCTGATTTAGCACCGCCTCTGATCGACGGGATCCTCCGTCAGGGGCACAAGATGCTGATCGCCGGACCGTCAAAAGCAGGTAAGTCATTCTCCTTGATCGAGCTAACGATCGCGATTGCCGAGGGACGCGACTGGTACGGCTATCCCTGCACGATGGGCAGGGTGCTTTATGTCAACCTCGAGCTTGATAAGCCGTCCTGTCTGCACCGCTTTGCCGACGTCTACAAGGCACATCACTGGGAGCCCGATCATCTGAAGAACATCGATATCTGGAATCTGCGCGGTAAGGCGACGCCGATGGATAAGCTCGCGCCGAAGCTGATCCGTCGCGCGATGAAAAAGGGCTATATCGCCGTCATCATCGACCCGATCTACAAGGTGCTCACGGGCGACGAGAACAGCGCTGAGCATATGTCACAATTCTGCAACGAGTTTGATAAAATCTGCGCAGAGCTCGGGTGCGCCGTCATCTACTGTCACCATCACAGTAAAGGCTCTCAAGGAGGCAAGAAGTCAATGGATCGCGCGTCAGGCTCCGGCGTATTTGCCCGTGATCCCGACGCCATGCTCGACCTGATCGATCTGGAGATCACCGACAGTATCCGACAGACGTATGAAAACAAGCGTGAGTGCGCCGTCTACATCGACTATATGCACCGCTTTTTCAATCAGGAACAGTACAACGAATTGGTCAGCCTGGACGACGAGCAGAGCGCCGCAAAGATGCGTGATATCATTGCCAAATGCTTACCTGATAAGGCTCTTAAGAACGCAAGACAGGCAGCCGAGCAGAGCCGTCAAAAGCTCGACAAGCTATCCGCGTGGCGTATCGACATGACGCTGCGCGAGTTCCCGAAGCCGAGCCCGTTGAACCTCTGGTTCGATTACCCGATCCATCGCCAGGATCGCGAGGGAATCCTCACCGACGCACAGAGCGACGACACGCGCCCCGGGCAAAACTACCGTAAGAACTTCGGCAAGAAGCAATCACCAGAACAAAAAGCCGAGAGTCGCCGACAGGATTTTGAGACGCATTATTACAGCTTGAAGTCCTTCAACGCGGACGGTGTTGTTTCTCTGAAAGAATTATCTGAACAGCTCGGGAAGAAGGATAGAACCGTCCGAGGATGGATTGAAAACGATCTCAGCGACCGATTCAGGATCGTAAAGGGCAATGTTGAAGAAGTGAAAATCTCGGAAGAATAAACCGAGAATTTCAAAATTTCAAAAAGTGAATTTTTCGGTGTTTTTCTCGATAATTTCAAAAAGTGAAAAAATCGATAATTTTACCGATAATTTCAAAAAGTGAAAAACCCCTAATATATAAATATTAATTTATTGACAAGGGGTGAAAAAATCCCCTTGTCAATAAATAGCAATTTATAACCGCGCGCGAAGGAGGTTCACGAGTTGCGAAAGAAGAAAACGCACAGAGAAAAGATCATGGAAACAGCAAAAACAATGCCGCCGCTTTTTCACAAACTCCCCGGGCATGAATATGACTGCAGAAAAAGCTATGTGATCAAATGGCTCCTCAAATATGATGAAGCATACGAATACCTTTGGAACATGGTCAGGGCATCGGGATCGGTGAAATATAATCCGGATACCGGTACATGGCAGGGGGTCGATTGGCAACCATGAAGATCGAATTCTTTTTGCCGATGATACCGCCGACGCATACTTATCAGCAGGGCAGCCGCACCGCCGTTTGTAACGGTAAGGTGATCCGCTATCAGGATGAGCAGCTCAGAGACGTCAAGGCGAAATTTACAGCTTATCTGAGTCGGCATATTCCGGAGAGACCGATGATCGGCGCGCTGCGGTTGATCACCAAATGGTGCTACCCGATCAAGGGTGATCACCGCGACGGCGAATACAAGACGTCGAAGCCGGATACCGAGAACAGCTTGAAGCTGTTCAAGGACGTAATGACCGAGCTGGACTACTGGAAGGACGACGCGCAGGTCGCCTCCGATATCATAGAGAAGTTCTGGGCGGATATCCCCGGCATCTATGTCTGCGTTGAGGAGCTGGAGCAGAATGGAGATTAACCGCGTCAAGTACAACCTCAATCAGACGGTCATCCATAACGGTGCGGAGTACATTTTCATCGGCTGTACCCTCCGCATGAACGACGACGGCTTCTACTATGAAGCGATCCTCAAAGATACCCGAGCACAAAATAGTGAATCGATCTGTCTGTTGAGGGATATTTACGAAAAACAGAAAGGATAACAATATGACACATTTTCTATGGGCATTATTAGGCTTTTTCATCGGCGGTATGATCGGCATAGTCACTATGACACTGTTGCAGATCGGTCGCGAAAGCGACAAGGACTTTGACCGTCTACCGAGCGTATGGGTCGGGTTTGTAGATTACTATGATGACAGTACTGTGTTGTTAGTACATCAGGTAAGAGATTACGGAATTAACCTCTACATACAGAATCCGTTAGGTGATTTTATATTTATTACCCGATTACTGGATACTTTTACCGACAGAGAGAAGATGGAAGATTATGTAAGGAACTATGTCTATAAGAACGGTCCGTTTTTATTTCCATCTCAAAATAAGGAAACAGAGGAGGATAAGCCATGAACCGACTGATCAGCTTGCTTCTCGCCCTGATGATCCTGCTCGGCACCATGTCGGCGTGTGCCGCCGATCCTGAGCCTGAGCCGACAGAGCCGATCACCTACACGATCGTGGAGGTCGTCGACAGCCACTACATACCGCCGAACACCTACGAGATCTGCTATCGGACAACCTTCTCCAACGGTCTGATCATCGACTGCTGGAAAAAGGTCAGCAGAGAAGAATATGAAAGAGAGGTGGGAGGATGACAGAATCGGCGAAAAAGGCAATCCAATTTTGGGAAGCTCAGGATAAAGCCGAAAAAGAATGCAAGAATGAATTTGTCTGTCCGTTGTGTGGCGGAAAAGCATGGTGGTCGAAAAGCAAATACAATGGTCATATTCACTGTGGCTGTGATTCTTGCGGTTTTTTGCTTATGCAATAAGGAGGAAAAAATATGAACAAACAAGCAGGATTCATCATCGCCGTTGATATTATCGGATTGATCGCCATCATCGCGACACAATTCTTTGATAGAGCTATAACACCGTGGATCGTGTTCGGCGTGTTGTGCATGACATTCGTTGCTTATCACGTGGTCAGCATTTGGCTGATCAACAGAATCACAGATGAGGAGGATAACAATGAGGCTACTGATAAAAGGCATGGATATGCCGAAGAACTATAAGTCTCGGAGCGCTACACTTGATCGGCAAACAGATGACGGTATTCTTCGTTTATTTGTTAGTGATTTCGATAGTGAGGCGATGAAATACTCGTGTCGGGTATATCCTATCGTTGAAGTCCCTACACCACACGGCAGACTAATCGACGCGGATAGTTTGATTGAATACATCAACAAAGAACTCAAAGGAGACGAATACATACAAAGAATGTTCAGAAGAATTGTCAAATCAAGACCGACTATCATAGAAGCGGAGGAGTGAATATGTGCGAAATAGACAATAACAATTTTAAACTGCGATTGCGCGAAACGTTGCAAACACGCGAGCTTGCCGCTCAAAATGACTTTCACTTTTCTGAGCTTTCGCAGGATCAGATCGACGCACTTGCTGAATCGATCAACAGTATAGTTTCAGCGTTGTCTGATTTTGTCAACTATGCAATGAGTATTTCGAAAGAGTCGTTCTTTCCGTTCTTAGAATCGTTAACTGAACAAGGAGCCGCATTGACATGGGCGGCGGTATATCATCCGCGTTTGTATCATTGTGCCAAATACAGTAAACGCTTGCGGATTCAGGTAAAGAATATCACGCGGATCGTCAAGCTATACAGGAAACAGAAGGAGGAAAAATAATGGCAGCTATAGATGGTTTAGTTACATTCTCACAGAGCGAGTACAGGAGATGTACCGTAAACGGACGCAGAGCATTGTTCCATCGTTGGCATGAATTCTGCAAAGTTGTGGAAGCAAGCCCGATGATAGGCGGTGCTCCGGCAGGACAAGTCAAATACACCCTTGGAACCGTAGAATTTGAGGACGGCTCTATTGAAGAAGTCGCTCCGCATCGTATTGTATTTGAAGATAATCGAGTAAAAGCAGAGTGGGAAAGGAAGGAGGAAACCGAATGACCTTTACCATACCGCCGTTCTGGTGCGGCGTGATCGCGACGGTGCTGGGCGAGTTTATCGCTCTTGTCGTCTATGCCGTCGTCAAGATCATCAAAGATAAGCGGAATTCAACCTTTCGCAGAAAGTGAGGAGATATCCATGATAAAGATACATATTCCCAAAACGGTAAAGATTGCCGGATGTGTTTATACAGTTGAGCGTGAGGAGAAGAGCTTTGTCAACGGCAGTACCGTTGTTGATGGAACACACAGCTTCTTTGAACAAAAGATCAAAGTCGTGCGTGAAGGAACCGAGGCTTATCAATCCGTTGTATTCTTACACGAGCTGATGCACGGTATCATCGAGAATTACTGCCCGAATATCGTCAGCACGGCCGACGAGGAAAGGCTGGTGGAGCAGATCTCAAAGGGATTGTTCCAGGTCATCACGGACAATCCGGAGATCTTCAAGGAAGTGAAGCACGATTGAACATTCGCAAGATCAAAGAAAACGACAGAAAGATCGCGGCGCTCAGTCGTAAGCTGGAACGCTTGAAGGCCGATGCGCTCAATGTGACCCCTGCCTTGACGGGAATGCCCGGCAGCGGTCAGATGTCCGATAAGATCGGCAGCTGTATCGCCGAGATCGATGAGACCGAGCAGAAATTGAAGCGCCTGATCGCGATACGGGATGAGAGTCTGAGACGGTTGTCAAAGGATATCGACGAAGAGAATTGTATCTATCTCTTTCTCGTGCGGCGATATTCCTGGCGGAGAATCGCACAGATCACTGACGGCAGACTCGACACCGTCGCGAGTATTAAGAAACGCTGCTATAAATACGAGTGGTAAATCGGTTACAAAGTTACTTTTCCGTATGATATCATTATACTTACAAAACGTGTGTACAACGTGTTGATTTGATTGACTTTCACAAAACAGTCGCTTGGTATGGCGGCTGTTTTGCTTTTTGTATAAAGAGGTGAACCTGAGTGACAAAAAAACAAAAACGATTTGTGGATGAATATCTGATCGATCTGAACGCCACTCAGGCGGCGATCAGAGCCGGATACTCTCCGCTGACCGCAAGGGATATCGGATGTGAAAACCTGACAAAACCCAACATTCAGGAAGCTATTGATAAAGCAATCGCCGAGCGGTCAAGGCGTACAGGAGTCAATGCCGATCGCGTTGTCCGTGAGCTCGCCAAGATTGCCTTTGTCAATGCCGGTGAGGTTGTAGATTTTGATACCGCAATATTGATGGATAAGATATCAGAGGACGACATGGCGGCGATCCAGTCTGTCAAGGTCAAAACCTTCGGTGAGGACGGCGTCGAGCGAGAAGTAAAACTCGCTGATAAATTGAAAGCACTTGAGCTGCTCGGTAAGCATCTGGGTCTGTTCAAAGATAAGGTCGAGCTGGACGGCAGCGTAAAAGCCGATATGTCAGCCTTATCCGACGTGTTAGATCAGTTGAAGGTTGAGGACAGTGCCGAATAAGCTGATCCTATCAAAGAAATACAAAGACTTTCTCCGCTGCAGCGCGCCGGTCGAGTTCCTCGAGGGCACGACGATGGCAGGCAAGACGACCGTCGGCATCTTCAAATTCATGTTAAAGGTCGCGCAGTCGCCGAAGAAGCTGCATATCATCGCGGCAAACGATACCGGTACCGCTGAGAAGAATATCATTCAGAAGGATCTTGGTATTCTTGATGACTTCGGATCTCTTGTCAGGTATAACGGCAACGGTACCGGCGCCGACAAGATCCCTCATATCGTCTTTACGCCTGCACCCGGCGTCACCAAGACCGTGTACGTAATGGGCTACGGCGACAAGACGAAGTGGAAGAAGGCGCTGGGCGGACAGTATGGCTGTCTGTATATCGACGAGATCAACACGGCGAATATCGAATTCGTCCGCGAGGCGAGCATGCGTGCCGACTACATGATGGCGACCTTGAACCCCGATGATCCGAATCTGCCGATCTACCACGAATATATCAACCATGCCCGACCGCTCGAAAGTTGGCGGCACGATACGCCGCAGGAGATCCTCGACGAACTGACCGAGGAGCCGAAGGACGGTTGGGTGCATTGGTTCTTCTCCTTCAAGGACAATCTCGGTCTGAAAAAGTCCGAGCTCGACCGCGTTCTGAGCAATACGCCCGAGGGAACGAAGATCCACAAGAACAAGGTGCAAGGTCTGCGCGGCAGGGCGACCGGGCTCGTGTTCCGCAACTTCGACTATAAGCTGCACGTCAGATCTGCGGAATGGGCGCGGCAATTCCTGACAAATAAGAAGGGTGAGGAACAGTTTATTCTGTTCTCTGCCGGTCTGGATACCGCGTACAGCGACAAGACCAAGGACACCATCGCGATGACGTTCCACGGCTGCACCAATCGCGGCAAGTGGATCCAGCTCGATGAAAAGGTATACGATAACGCAAAACTACACTTGACGATCGCGCCGTCCGATACCGTCGTGAACTTCATCGATTTTTTGGAGCGCAACCGAAAGGAGTGGGGCTTTGCCCGTAACACCTTCATCGATAATGCCGATCAGGCGACGCTGAAGGAGTTCTCCAAATATGTCCGCAATCACGGCAGCATTTACCTGTTCAATCCGGCGTGGAAACAGTTGAAGATTGTCGACCGCATTCAACTGCAAAGCGGATGGTTCAATCAGCAGTGTTATTTTATCCTCGATCACTGCACCGAGACGATCGGGGAATTGAACCGTTACTCATGGAAAGAGGACAAGGACAATGAGCCTGAGGATAAGAACGATCACTGTATCAACTCTTCACAGTATGCGTGGATCCCGCATCAAGTAAAAATCGGAAGTGATGTCAAATGAGACTGGGTGATTTTTTGAGAAACAAAATCAGGAACTTTTTACATATCGAGCCTGCCGCCAATCATCAGATCGTGCTGCAGCAGCGGCTGGATTTCTACGGCAATATCGCGCGCAACAAGCTGTGGTACCGTGGGGACAGCTGGGAGCTGTCCGACTTTTACGGTCAGCTCGACGTCAGCCCGACGCTGTTCTGGAAGGCGTCGTCAACGAAGGGTATGGAGATCCACAAGCTCCACACCGGTATCCCGAAGCTGATTATCAAGACGATCGGCAATATCATCCTGCACGACTACAACGGTCTGGAGATCACCGAGCCGACCGCCGCAGAGCAGTGGGAGAAGATCGCAGAGGATAACAAATTCAAGAAGCTGTTGAAAAGATTCCTCAAGAAGATTCTGATCGTCGGCGACGGCGCGTTCAAGGTGAGCTTTGACCGGACGCTCAGCGGCGATGTGCCAATCATCGAGTATGTGTCCGGCGAGAATGTGGAGTTCGTTCGAAGCCGCGGCAGGATCACCGAGACCGTATTCTTGACGACCTACACCCATAACAACAGAAAATACACCTTCAAGGAGCGGTACGGCTACGGCTATATCCTCTATGAGTTGTATGACGATAACGACAAGCAGATTCCCACGGGCTTCATCCCTCAGACTAAATGGGTTGAAGGACAGGGCGTCGGGTTTGATAAGAGCGTGATGCTGGCGGTACCGGTCATCTACGGCGAATCGGAGAGCTACGAGGGAAGGGGCGAGAGCCTATACGAGGGCAAGTCCGACGCCTTCGACGCGCTGGATGAAGCATGGAGCCAGTGGATGGACGCGCTCAGAGCCGGACGAACAAAGGAGTATATCCCCGAGAATCTGATCCCCCGTGATCCGGACAACGGCAAGCTGCTCAAGCCGAATTCCTTTGATAACCGCTTCATCGAAGTAGCGCAGGATATGTCTGAGAACAGCAACAGTAAGATCACGACCGGGCAGGCGCAGATCCAACACGAGAGCTATCTCTCAACCTATATCACCGCTCTCGATCTCGCGCTGCAGGGTATCATCAGCCCGTCGACGCTCGGTATTGACGTCAAGAAGCTCGACAATGCCGACGCCCAGCGCGAGAAGGAGAAGGCAACGTTATATACGCGCGGCAATATCATCGAACTGCTCAGCGACGTTCTGCCCGAGTTGGTGATCGCCGCCGTGTGCGCCGGTCAGATCTGGCATAGGCAGCATGTCGAGAAACCGACGGTCAAGGTCAACTTCGGCGAGTACGCGAACCCGAGCTTTGAAAGCCAGGTCGAGACCGTGTCCAAGGGCAAGACGGGCGGTATTATGTCGACCGAGGCGGCTGTCGATGAGCTGTACGGAGACAGCAAGGACGACGAATGGAAGGAAAAGGAAGTCCGCCGCATCAAGGAAGAGCATGGGATCATCACGATGGGTGATCCGCCTGCCGTTAACATCGACGGTGACGTCTGATGTCGGAGGAGTATGATCTTTCTCGTGCGTTTGAGAGGATCGAGAACTACCTGATCGATTCCATGATGCGGAATTTCAAGCATCACCGCGCAGAGGAGACCGCCGAGGGCAAAAACTGGGAACAGTGGCAGGCAAAGCAGCTCGAGGCGCTGGAAGAATACCGCCGCAATAATCAGGAGAAGTTTTCCGCAGAGTTCGCCGAGCTGAACGACCGCGTCGGCGAGATGCTGAGAAGCACCGCCGACGACGCAGGCTATCGGCAGGAGCAGAAGATCCTCAAGGCGATCCAAAAGGGCTTCACCCCGAGCCGCCCTTCCTCGACGATGCAGGCGTCGTTCTTT